CGGCATCATTGTTTTAGGAAAGCGCATTATTGCTACGTCACGATATTTGAAATCCTCAAAATCAGCTGCGCTAATTGTTTCACAGTCGGCAAAGTTGAACTCGATGGGTGTGGGGCGACAAACACTCCACACTCTGAACACAGGATTAACCAAAAGAGTTGGAATGAAGTGTGCGTTTATTAAAGCCTCACGATTCTTGACAAAGGTCAAATTACCCAAAGATTTCCACATATTATTATTGAACACTTCAATGCGATACATATTGTTGAAAGAGAGTTTTGTGATTAATTCTACGCAGCCCGAATCAACAACACCTTGCATTGTTACAACATTCTCAAGTTGCACTTTTGGAGTATCTTTATTAACAACTTGATGACTTTCAATCGCCACTTTGGGAGTATCTTTATTTACAATTTGGTGGCTTTCAGTAGAGATTCTTTCAATCACCTCTTTCTCTTCAGCTTTTCTTTGTTGCCAGCGTCTGTCAATTTCTAAGAATCGTTCGAACTCTTTTTGAGTGTGTCTTCCGCAACCTTTCAAGCTAAAGATACATGATTCACATGATTCTCGAAGGAAAATGCCTTTCCCATCACTAATACTAGTGATGTCATCGTTCAACTTATTGACATCATCGACAGTAAGCAAATATTGCCTACCTTCAGTATCATGGACAAAGTCATTTAATTGAAGATGGTCCTTGGGTTGAGGAGTACTAAAGAATTTTCCGTAGAGGAAGATGGCAGCTGAACTGAAAATGGCTCCGATGAGCGCAGACATTATTGATTTGAACACAAAAGAATATGTTGACCATTCCGGTCGATATTTCATGATTTTTTCAATATTGTTACGACCACTCATCAACTTCTCGAATGGGTCAGCACTACAAGTGCAAGAAGAGACTCCGCCTGAACGGCGCAATTCTTTCATGTGCCAATCAAACCAGAAGGAAAGTGCCTTCTCAGGTGGCATACCATGTGCATACAGTTTCTTGCGAACGAGAGTTTGTGATACAGCCATAGCATACACAGCTGCTGTATAATCTCCGTGGAAATTATAACACCCTCTCAATGAGATCGGTTTTATCTCTTCTTCCTTATCCAACATTTCTATCAA